TATTCGTTACATTCTTGATAAGTATCAAAGATAACCTCTGAACCCATGCGAACACATTGTTTGTCGAGTTCTGTACCAATACATACCCAACCGACTAAAAAGAATTTAAGCATCTAAGAAGTGTACCTTCTTGACACACTTTTTCAATATCTCTTGTTCTGAACCTTCAGTGCCTTTAATAGGAATACCCTCTTTATCGAGTTCTATAGCACCATAAATAAGGATTTTCTCTTTGTTCTGATCATACCAGTACCCTGTTGATAAACATATTGGCATGGGTTTTTTCATTGTATCTTCACAGTTACTCCATTCACCAGAGGCTCTACCCGAATCTATCCAGGTAATCTCTACGTGTCGGAGACTATTTCTTTTTTTTGCTGGAGACTTTTTTACCTTTTTTCTTTGCATACTTCTTAGCTTCCTTCATTCCTTTTTCTGTATATGCAAATTTTTTTCCACCGACTTTTGGCATTGTTCCTATCCTTTCTTGAGTTGTTTGGAAATCCACATATTCTTGACTAGACTTACCTTCTTTCCAAATTTCTTGTCTGCCTGTGCTTTTATGGCAGCGTAACCTTTTTTGTCTTTGATAGACTTTGTTTTTCCCTTGTATTTCTTTTCCCAGACGTTCATTACCATTTAACCTTATCTGCCCAATATGCTGCGGACATCTTTCCTTTAGCAATGTTTCTAGCATGACGTGCTTTAAAAGATTTACGTCTTGCTTTCTCAGATGATGTTGTAGGGCTTTTACCAGCACCTGATACGCCTTGTTGACCAAAGCGAATGGTTTTAACTTTGTCACCTTCTTTAGCAACAACTACGTGTGATTTATTGGGGTGACTAGGTGTTCTTTTAGGTTTGTTAAATCCACTAACACCTGCACGTTTAAGTCTTGGATCTGCCATTTTTTTTCTTTAAAGCCTTTAAATCGGCAGCAGTAATCTTTTTGCGAGGTGGTCTTACTGCGGCTAGTTTCTTTTGTTTCGGTGAGTATTTACTATAGGGCATTTAGTTTCTCCGATTGTTTAATTTGGTTCTCAAAAGTTTCGACTATTTGTTTATCTTTCTTTTGTTTCTCTTCAAACTCTGCTCTTGCTTTAACTAAAGCCATGACATCATCAATAGTCATATTAAGTCTTTTTTGTCTTTCATCAAAAAGATCATCTTTTGCAAGTTTTAATCTATCGTGTAAGAACTTAATATGTGTTTCATGTTCCTCGATAATTTTATCTTTTTCTCTATTTTTCTTTTTTGATTCTCTTAGTTGTTTTTCTACTTCTTTAAGTGTTGCCATTATTTACTCCTTGTGTGTGCAACCTGCACAATCACAGTTTATACAAGTCATCTCACAATGACAAGAGCATCCACACTTTTCACACCTGGTCATTTAGTTAATTTTTTAACCTTTTCAAAACTACGAATACCAGCCATGCCTAACAAGGCCATGACTAAAGGCATCAAGACACCCATATCTAATGCGGGTAGAGGATCATGTTCTATGCTAAAAGCAGCAAGAAGAAACATAATAAATTGTTTAGCAACATATTCCCAAAAAATAGCAAGAGCACAACTCATGCCTATTAATGGTCTCCAAGATCGTTGCATAATACCACCAATACCTATGGCAGTAGATTGAGCATCGGCTAAATTAATATCCATTTGTTTGGAATTAATCTCGTTCTCTAATTCTTGGAGTTTATTTCTAGCAGCGAGTTTTTCTTCTTCCGAAGTATGAACACTGTCGATAACTTTACCAACAGTGTCCACAAGAGATCCGCCTAATAGCTTAGAAAGCATTATGCAATCCACCAATTATAAACTATTAAAGCTAAGACAATAAGGATCATCCATTTTGCGTGAGTATTAAGTTTAGTCCATAAACCTAACGCCCAATCCCATGCTTTTTTCATTTTTAACTCCTTTCGGTTGTTAAATACTTTTCATTTTATCTGCTAATGCTTTAGCACGATTGGGTGTTTGTTTCTTAGCCCAAACACTATCCAACATTTCTGTTGCACTTTCTTCGTACTCGCATTTATTGAGATGATAATGAAATCTTTTAAATTTTTGTAATCTTGGAAGGCCCAACTGGAAACACATTTCAATAACAATGCCAAAGGCAGTGGGGTGGATATTTTCTTCTGGGATAAATAGATTAGCTCCTTCTTTAGAGATCTCAAAATCCTTTTCAAAGATTTCCATAACCTTTTCATCAGGGTATTCTACCCCTTCTTCTAAATCATCTGTAGGCAGAACTAAATGTCCAATACCAAAAGTGGCATTGCCTAAATGATCTTTATATATTTTGTTGACTTTGCCTTCGTGGGCTATGATTGATTGTTTGACTTCATCGTAAGACATTTCTCTTCTATTATATCACATAGGTCTCTCCATAAGATCCATAGATTTTTATCAGAGATTTCGACTAAGCCTTTTTTACCATTGAGTTTATTGAACTCTTCGGCTTCTTCTGTAATGACAGAAAAGATTAATTTATTCTTACCAGGTAAGATTCTCATAGATAGATATTTCTATCCCAACTACCAGAGTTCTTTAAGATCATCGGTACGATGTAAGGTACTCCGTCAGTAATGACAGCACAAGAGAGAATAGGTTTGGCCATATTGACTTTCATATAAGCCATAGCGAGAGACTTCTTATCAACCATACAACCTACACTCATTCCCCAATTCAGGTGGAAGTCATTAGCAACATATTTAATTTCACTCGTAGTGTGGAAGTGTCCTTGAACACAAGACATACTGGCTTCTCTGACTGCTTTAGCAATATCTTTACAGAACTGATGAGCAAAGATAATTCTCCCTTTATCTGTTTCTACAATATGGCGTTCTTTCCATTGCCAACCCTTACCGACATCTAAGATCTCGTTATAGTCTTTAATGAAGAACTTAGACATTCCTTTCGCCATTGCTCTACGAAGAATCATAGAACCATGATTACTCTCTAAGAGTACAACTTTGGGAAATATCTTTTCTAATTGTTTACACAATGATTGTCCAACTAACAGTTCGTCAGCAGGACTGGGCAAATCAGGATTAATAACATGAGAAACATTAATAGAGTGCCAATCCATTTCATCGCCTATATGAACCACATGATCAGGTTTATAGGCCTTGTTTAATTTCTGTAAAAAAGGGAAAGTATCAGGGTGGTGATACGGGAAGTGAGTGTCAGAAATGACTAATATTTTTTTGTACATATTCGTCAATATGTCAATAAGTATATACTATAAATTGTGGATAATCTAGGGGTAACGAATATTTTGTTTGCGAGATTCTAAGAGGTAATCTTCAATCCACATAATTTTTTCTTTAATAATAGCGATATCGGTGGACATATCAGCGATTCGATCAGCTTTGGTTTCTACTGCATCCAAGCGTTCTGAAAACATCCCCCAAGACATACCTAACCCAACGATCATTACAAAGTAGGGTAGTATTATCTTGAGTTCTAGTTTCATTTTGCTTGAGCGTCTTGGTCTAATAACCAAGAAATTCTATCCAGTTGTTTTCTCATCTTATCGTAGTCTTTGTGCATATCCATAATGCGTTGCATATCTCTTTCATTGTTAGCTATTCTGCTATCCATCTTAGAGATAAACCATACAAGCGATACTGATTGCACTGCTATTGCTAATATGATGCCTATTGATTTGCTATCTAAGTTCATTATCTCGCTACCACAGGCACTCCAGAACTAGAAACAAATGGGTTTTCTGCAAATGCCATGTAGATATATGTGCCACCAGATAAATTTCCATATAAATTTGTTCTGTGTTTAAATCCATTAGATAGTAAATCTTTTTTGTCAAGAGTTGTATATTCAGTATCAGATGCGTTAGCGAATAAATGCTCATTTGCTTGGTTATAAGGTGACCTTTTACTATCAGCCATACCCCAAGAATAACCATTTATATCAGTTCTTTTAGTTAAAACAAAAGCAGGTCTAAACCCTGTATAGATGAATGGTCCGTTTGTACTTCCGTTTCCTGTATACTTGCCAAATTTAGAGTATCCTTCTATTTCTGCGAAACAATACGTAACATAAGTACCACCATTTGCATTCCAAGAAGCAGCTGTGCCTAATGAAAAAGTTGATGAGGAAATTCCAACCCAAGTTTGACCAGTGCCATTGAATATATTAGCGTCAGTTAGATGAAGAAATGTATAGTTATTGATTCCGTATGCTTGATGATAAACAGGCCAGCCACTTGTACTATTTCTTCTTTTCTGTATAAGTACACTAGGTGTTTTCCTAACCCATGTCCAACTGTTGCTCCGCCACTACCATTTCCTGTAAATGTAACTATAGAAAATCCTGCAGTTGGATTCGCTTGAACTGTTGAGGTAATAGTTCCGTCTGTGTTAGATGAGTTAGTACCGCCATTGACTAACCAGTTCCAACCAACATAAGTTTGCCCACTCGTATTAGTAAAAGCAGAAACACCACTTAATGCAATTACAAATCCGTCACTATTCCAACTTGATAAAACATTATTATTTGTATTTTCAGGGTCAGTATTATCACTACCTAATACTTTTCCACCACCTCTATTACTATCTAGTAAAGCGTGAGAATAGACACTACTTCTTCTTTTTAACCAAGTAAAATCAGGTTGAAATCCTACACCTGATATTGTTCTATTTGTAGTTCCATCACCTGTATATAAAACAGTATTAAAATATTGACTCCCATCATCAATCGTAGGGGATAATTCAGTTGCTAGGTTTTGAGTACATAGTGCTAGATAGCCAGAGGGTGGTGCGTATTCAAAGTTTCCATATCCGTTTCCGTCACTGTTGCCAGATGAAATTGAATGAACAGGATTACCAAAGTTCCATTGAAAAGTATGACTAACCCCTCCACTTGTATCACCTGCGTTCCAAGTTTTACCTTCTATAGTTTCAGATAAAACACCTTGTGAACTGCCATTTAAATAAAATGTTATTTGATTATCATCAGCATTTACTGCCATTCCTATAATATCATTTTGTGACCAAGCACTCCCATAAGAACTAGTACTTCCATTTACATATTTATCACCATTACCATAATAAAAAGTGCTATCACCATTGGTGAATGAATTACTATCAGTAGCACTATATTCAACAACACCTATATAGGCATTTGAAGGACTAGAAGTTGTTATTTTTGCTTCACAATACCATTTACCACTTGAGGGGAAATTTATATTACAATATCCACCCATACTTCCGACAACTACAGTAGCGACTTGACAATTACCTTCACTAAAAGTTGCGGTTCCTGCTGAAGTGACTGCTAAAGGATTCATAGTAGCAAAGTTATTAGTCGGTGTATCTGTTGTTTGGTCAGTAGATGCTAAATTAGTAGTAGTAAAGTTATTACCATTACCAGATTGGTCAGTACCTAAACTTCCACTGTTTTCAAAATCTAAATAAAAACCATTCGTGCCATAAGTTCCTGTGTATTGGATTGGTTTCCAGATACCACTATCTTCATCAAATTCACCGAAATCAGTAGGGGTTAAAGATTGTCCGTCTATGAAATTAAATTCAGACAAATATCCATCAAAACAATTACCTGTATTTGGTCTAAATTGTTCTCTATCACCAATACAATGTGCAAC